ACGAGGAACGTTCCATCGGTGATTGCGGCATCACGAACCCATCGAAGCTCGAACGCATCGCCGGGAAACCAAAGCAGCGATGGTATATTTGGCTTTGTGCCGCTGTCGTAGAATTTTTGCGCGAAATGATAGGCGCTTGCCGATCCAGTGGGATCCACCGACGTTGATCCTGTAGAACCCGTACCGGCAACGATAACATTCGTTACAGCAGCCGCTTGATCTCCATAGTTCGGATAATGGAACGGGCGAATGCGATTGTTTGTGCCGCCTGCGATGACAACAGAGGCAAACCAGCCGAACGTGATTATCGATGGTTTTTGAATCGTGATCTTCTCACTCTCGAAACCAGCCGCTGTCATGTCCACATTGAGCCACTGCATGTTCTTGCAGCCATCGTGCTCTAGGAACTTGCGATCAAATGCCTTCTCTGCCATCGTCTTCCCCTCGCGCGAGCGCCCGCTCGAGCGTGCGCGTGCATGCGAGCGCCCGCACACTGCGGGCGCTCGCGATTGTGTGCTACCGAGTGCGCGGGAATCCCACTTCGGTCTTCTTCCTCAGAAGCTCCTTCACGGGACGTTCCGTCTTCACCCAGTCCATCTTTCCGGTGCCATCGTTGAACTTCCTGCGCATGTGGATCTGCGGCATGAAGTCGCCCCTGTCTAGAATGAGCGTTCCCGGCTCGTCCTTCTCGATGCGATCTGCGAGGTACTTCGGGATGTCAACGATGTCTCCGCTTCCGACTCGGAAAGGTGCGGCTGCCCAGATGTTCGGGCTAGGACCGTGCCTGCCAGTCGAGCCATAGGCTTTCTTGAATTGCACGGTTGTCACGTCTTTCGTCTTCGGAACCGTGATGCGTCGAGTGTCAGCGAGCGCACCGAGATCTGCCTTGTGCATGATCTCTGTTTGCGCAACATCGATGTGCAACTGTTCGATCTCGATGTCCTTCTTCGCGTTCGAATCTTCAAGAGCCTCGATGCGCTGGAGCAGCGCGTGGATATTCACATCAAGTGACCCTGCGTCGCCAGCTTCATCGCTCAGCATTTTGTCGATGCTGTCATCTCCTTGCCGAAGCTGCTTGTCTTCTGCGTCTTGCTTCTTCTGCATGATTCTAACCCCTTGGGCGGTGTGGAAAGTTTCGTTCCTGCCTCTGGTGGCGAGCGCCGCCGCTGCCGAGCTAACCAAGCTTGCGCTTGCTCTCCCCGACAGCGACGGCCCGCCCGAATCCGCAATCAGCTAGTGCTGATTACGTGTTCACGTTTCTAACGTACGCGAGCCACGGCTTCGCGTTGCCAAACAGGTCTTCGAAGTCACCGCGCCAGAATGCGAACAAGTCGCGCGTGTCGGTTGCTCCGTAGACATCTTGGCCGAACGTCATGCGGCGACGATTGCCGAGAATCGCACCCTCGCGATTCACGCAGATCGCAACGGTCTTATCAGTCGTCACGTTGTCCATGAATCCCGACACGCCGCAGTTGTTCGGAATGCGCCGCGAGACGATGATCGGAACGCCGTTCACCGCTGCGAGCATGCCTCGCAGAATGATAGCACGATCACCAATCTTCTCCATCGTTGCGACCTGAGCATCAGCAAGAAGCTCAAGATACCCGATGATGCCGAGAATCCATGCCATGTTCGAAGGATCGACTCCGAACTCTTGCATCGGAGACTGCGCGGTTTGCAAGATCGCGGCAGTCAACGCTGCATCGCCGTTGTTGCTGACGATGGTCGGTGTCGCCGTGTTGTCGAGTGCGAACGATCGAAGACCGTCCCAGGCAACACGCGCATCGACGCCAGCAGCAGGGTTCGCCTTGCCAAAGTGCGTTGTCGCGGCAGACGTGTCCAGATCTCCACCCTCGTCGCCGTTGATGATCGCATCTGCGAGAGCTTCCTGCATGTTGCGAACGAGTTTCCGCTTAATCAGCGGCAGCAACGCCACAATGCTGTCTTCCTCTGCTTCTGCGGAAGTCAGCACTCGAGCACGGAGCTTCTTGGCAGCAAGAGTCACCTTCGCGTCGGTGACGGGCTGCGCGTTCAAATCCGCGAACGGAGAAGCTGTTGCGATCGTGACCTTCTCAGCGATCAGATCAGCCTCTTCGTCGGTCAGATCGATGTTGAGATCCATGTTCTTGCCGGTCATCGTGATCTCTTGAAAAACGCCGAGTTCTGGCAGACCGATCTTCACAAGCTCATAAATCTGAGTCGTGAAGTGCGTTGGCACCCAATTCGTCAGATCCGTGGTGTCGATGAGATCAGCATCTGCTTTCTGAATCGCTTCAGCGCGATACAGGAATTCTTCATGAATCTCCAACGACTTCATGCCGCCCTCTGCCATGAACTGCTGGCCTTCGCTTGCCATTTTGATGGCAGAGGTCAGAACGCAGTCATCGTGCAGGCGCTGCAGCTCGATGATGTCTTCATGATTCGGCGTGAAGAACTCGCCAGACTTCAGGCGCACGCCTTCTACGAGATTCTTCAGCGATGGCTTCTTGCCCTTGAGGATCTTCTGATAGTCGTCATCTGACCCCGAAGGCTGCTTGAACCCGGCGCCGAGACGCTTCACTTCGGCGCTAAGGCCCTTGCTGCCGCTCGACATGCGAGCGAGCTTCTTCGCTGTCTCGACTTCCGTGCCGACGCGCTCGATCTCTTTCTGGATGCCTTCCATGATGCCGACATACTTGACGAGATCATCGTTGCGCTGATCGAGAGAGAGATTTGTACGCTCTGCTGATTCCTTCACTTCTTTTCGAAGTGATTCCATGTCCTTCGCGACCTCTTTGAAAGCACCATCATGCTCTGCCAGGTCGATCACTTGAATGGGAGGAGTTTCAGGCATTGTTTGCCCTTTCCGTGAGAGAAACCAACTCGAATCGCTTATTGGGCTGTTGACGTTCGCTGAGATTCACCAGCTCGTACCTGCCCTCCTGATCGCTGTCTCCTGCCGTATCGTCTTCGTCCTCCGTTTCGTCGAGATTGGTTTCTCCTAATGTGTCCGCGAAAAACTTCGACAGTGCGTCGTAGCGTTCGCGAGTGATGCGCCCGTCTATCAGCGCTTTGTCGAGGTGGAGCTGGCGCGCTTCAAATGAAGCGCGCGCTTCTTCGGCGTCAAGCCCGCCTTCTGCTGCAACTTCTCCGTCAGTACTTGGCTGACTATCGCCTTTGTCATCGGATTCCAAACCACTTTGGAAGCCGCCGAAAAGAGACTGCGCAACCTCATTTCCGAATTCCTTTCGAAAGTATGATAGGGGAGTCACCGTCGATTCTCGATTCATTGGCAAGCCAACGAGCGAAATCTCTAATAGCTCGACTTTCGTGAGGATCCGGACGCTCCGATCCTTATTCGTCATCGGATCGACCATCTTGCCCGGCTTCGAGTCGATCATTCGAAATCCGACTGACAGCGTGCGCAAAATATTGCTGCGTACGAGCTGCCGAATCCAATTGATGAATTCCGGCCATTCGCCGCGCATTTCGAATCCGTCTTCATCTCTGGCTGACATCACGTAGCCTTTGACGAACAATCCCTTGTCCGTGACTGTCAGCTCCGTGATTTGGCCAATCGGCATAGACCAATTGTGTTGAAAGAAAAGGACTGGGTTCGCCTTGTATGATTTCAGCGCAGCGCGAAATGCTGAAGGCTGCACGAAGTCACCGCCCCGATCCACGTTCGCGGTGTTGGCGAATCCTTGAAAGAACAAGCGGTCATCTTTCTTATCGTCCGATGCTTTGAAGTCGCATGCGCCGTGAAACTGCAAGCAACTTGCGCCTTGCTGATTGCTGATCGTGTTTCTGATTTTGCGCCTTTGACCCGGCGAAATGCGTTGAGCTATCGTGGACATTCGCTCATCCCTTCTCGAATACTGGACGAACTGCACACCGGCAGTTGATCACGTTTCCAGGGTCGCGCGAGCTTTCGAAGTCGCCAGGAAAGCGCAGCGCCTCACCGCCGACGTTGAATGATTCTATGGTCGGATCAATCGTCTGACCGTTTGCAGGAGCGTGCAGATCTCGAACCTTATCGTCACCTGATGTCAACCACTGAGAATAGACAACGATGCCGTGCAATTTGTTCGCTTGGATGTACGCATCGGTAGCCGCCCCGTTGATTGCTGGCACTGTCTCCGTGCGTGCAATCGTCAGAGCGTTCGAGCGTTCATTTCGGAAGAACTCCGAGACAATATCTCGAAGACCAGCTTCGGATCTGCCTTCTGCAAGTCCTGTTTGAAGTTTCGAACGTAGCTGCAGCCACCGGCGATCCGAGATGTCTTTGATACGCCGACCTTGAGTCGCAAGTCGCGCAATTGATGCAGAGTTCTCGAGATCGAGCGCAGCTTCTATACCGAGACGTGTCAGCATGGCATTACCTGTATTCTCGATGAGTCTGCGCAGAGTCTCTTTTGATCGTGCGACGAACGCGCGCGAGCCCTGAATGCCGACCGTCTCCTGAAGCGCAGCCATTACCTCAGCTTCAGTCTTCCCGCTCGACAGCAATCCAATCGATACCTTTTCCATGCTGCGCAGATATTCTCTGATGACGTTCTGGTACTCTGTCTCTGCTGCATCGAACCACTTGTCAAAGATGAGTCGCCATTCTTCTTGCTTTCTTGAAACGCCGGGAATTGCTGATAAAGCAATCGCGCGCAGGGATGGCGGCATCTTGCTGATTGACTTCTCTTTGTCTGCATCGCTTGACGTTCCACCCGTCGCTGATTCGACTGCGTTTCTGATTGAATCCTCGAGCATCGCGCTCACTGTCCACATGCCCCTGCCAATCAGAAGCTCGTCGCCACCCTCTATTTCCTCGAGGTCGAGCCACTTCGTGCGCACTTCGTTCGGCGTCATCAGCGTTTGTTTGACCGCTTCTCCTCCTGCTCTGATTGTCTCGTTCCGATCAGGCTGCAACGCCTCGACTTTCGAATAGTCATACTCAGCGCGCAAAGAGGGATCGAGCGTAGGAAGAATCGTTCCATTCAGGATGGATATAACGCGCTCGTGCCACACGCCACGAATTGTATCCTCCCAGAATATTTTGCGCTTCTCCTCGAGAGCCGCCCGATTCGGTGACTTTGCACCAAGTAGCTCCATCGAAAGACCATGCGCTTCGGCAATGTCTTCCTTGTTCATGTTGAGCTGCTCGATCCAATGTATATCCTTGTGCGCAAGCGTTGACGGTTTGAATTTCAAGCCGCCAAAAAGCGTAATGACTCGTCCTGCGTTTGATTGACCTGCATACTTCTTATTGAATTTCTCTTCGAGCAGTTGAGCCTTTTTCTGGTCTATGTTCTCTTCAGTTTCTAGCGTGCCTGAGACGTGAACGCCTTTCTTCAGGAGCGCGTCATTCCACGCACGCGCGCGCAGGTCTGTCGTGATCTGCTTGCGACCCGCATACAGCCGGCCCATGCCTGTTCCGCGCAGATCTGTCGAGAACGTGCGAAACACCATCATCTCTTCTGGCGC